ACTAGAACAATTAAAAAGGTCATCAGCAAAAACTCGTAATGATCCAAATTCTCGTATACGTCAGGCACGAAGAAGATGGAAGTGTTAAATGAAAAAAGTAAAAGCAAAAATAAAAAAAGTAGCTAAAGGTTTAAAAAAAGCATCTAAGACCCACGCTGCTCAAGCAAAAACATTACAAGGGGTTTTAAAAAATGCAACTAGAAACAGTAATAAGTAAATTAATTAAATTTATAAATACTAGATTAGAAGCTTTATCTATATCTGTAACATCGGGAGGTGTTGACAATATGGAAAAGTATAGGTATATAATAGGTCAAATAAATGCCCTAGAGGCAACAAGACAGGAACTCTCTAACCTGCTAAACGATAAGGAGCAAAATGAAACAGGAACAATCGTCGATATTAACAACGCCAAAAAAAATTGAATTACCAAATAAAGATTTGGTTGGTGTAAAAAAATCAGAACCAAAAAAAGAAGTTACAAAAGAAAAATCAAAATTACCAAAACCAACTGGTTGGAGAATGTTAGTTTTACCATTTAGAATGGATGAAAAAACTAAAGGTGGACTCTTATTAGGGGGTGAAACTTTGGACAGACAACAAGTAGCATCACAGTGTGGAAACGTACTTGCAATGGGAGATGCATGTTACAGGGATAAAGAAAGATATCCAAGCGGTCCATGGTGCAAGGTTGGTGATTGGGTGATCTTTGCTCGTTACGCAGGATCACGAATAGAAATTGAAGGTGGGGAGGTTCGTCTTCTAAATGAAGATGAAGTTTTAGCAACAGTACAAGATCCAACAGACATCTTGCACAAATTTTAACATAGGAAGGAACTATGCCAGAGGAAAATAAGATAAAACAGGAAGATCCTAAAGTAGATTTAGATGTTTCTGGTCCTGCGGTAGATATTAGTTTACCAGAGGACAAAGAAGAGGTTGTTGAACAAAGTACCACGGAACAAGAAACAGTTGAAGAAGTAAAACAAGAAACAGAAAAAGAAGAACCAAAAAAAGAAGATGAAAAGTTAGAAGACTACAGTAAAGGTGTACAAGCGAGAATAGGAAAGCTAACTCGTAAATTAAGAGAGTCTGAAAGAAGAGAACAGGCTGCTTTAGATTATGCACAAGCGGTAGAAAAGAAAAGACAAAATGATCAAGAAAGATTTCAAAGAGTTGATTCTGATTATACAAAAAAATTTGAGGAAAACATTAAAACTGGAATGGAGTCAGCGCAAAAAGAACTTGCAATGGCAATAGAATCTGGTGATGCAACAGCTCAAGTTGACGCTAACAAAAGAATTGCTACTCTTGCATTTGAAAATGCAAAATTAGAGCAATTAAAACAAACAAAACCAGTTGCACAGGAACCTGTACAACTTTCAGACGGTGGTAATTTACCTACTCGACCAACACCACAAGATATACCTGCACCAGATCCTCAAGCAGAGGCATGGGCATCAAAAAATACTTGGTTTGGAACAGACAAAGCGATGACATACACTGCGTTTGAGATACATAAAGATCTCGTAAACGAAGGGTTTGATCCTAAATCTGATGAGTATTATTCAGAAGTTGACAAAAGAATTAGAGTTGACTTTCCACATAAATTTGGTAATACTGAAACAAAGCAAACGACCAAGCCCGTTCAGTCGGTCGCTTCGGCTTCAAGAAGCGTAAAACCTGGTCGCAAAACTGTGAGACTCACATCATCACAAGTAGCAATAGCTAAAAAATTAGGTGTGCCACTAGAAGAATACGCAAAACAATTAAAAAACACGGAAGGAGCGTAAAATGAAAAAAGAAGATACTAAGACTTCACGTGCGAGTCAAACACGGTCAAAGACTGAAAGACCAAAAGTGTGGACTCCTCCATCATCTCTAGATGCACCCCCTGCACCTGATGGATTCAGGCACAGATGGTTACGGTCAGAGAGTTTAGGGTTTCAAGACACTAAAAATATCTCTGGAAGATTAAGATCTGGATACGAGTTAGTAAGAGCTGACGAATATAAAGATACTGATTATCCTGTAATCACTGAAGGAAAATACAAGGGAGTGATTGGGGTTGGCGGCCTAGTGCTGGCTAGGGTACCTGAAGAAATCGCGAAGCAAAGACAAGACTATTATGCTAAACAGCATGAAGGTCAACAAGAAGCTGTAGAAAACGATTTAATGAGGGAACAGCATAAGAGTATGCCCATCAATGTTGATAGGCAATCTCGTGTAACCTTCGGTGGTACAAAGAAAAGTTAATTTTTTAACTATTCCTATCCAACGAATTAAATCAACCGTGGCTGGAGGTCCGCAAGGACAGGTCACATAAGGAGAAAAAACTATGGCTAATAGACAATCAGCAGGATATGGTTTTAGATCTGCAGGAACGTTGGGAAATACACCAGCTATCCAAGGCTTATCTAAATACTTTATCGATGCTGCCGTAGACATTGATTTGTTTTACGGTGGCGCAGTTCAGGTCACAGCTGGTTATGTTGTAACTGCAGAAGATGCAGCGACGGCAGAATCAATTGGTGTGTTATATGGTATTTTTTATGAGGATGCTTCTACGTTGAAACCAACGTTTAATAATCATTATAATGGTGCTATTACACCTGCTACTGCAAAAGATGGCGGCGATATCGTAGCTTTTGTAAATGATTACCCTTGGCAAATCTATCACGTAGCGGCAGATGCAGCAGTAGCTTCAACTATTGCAGGCGCTCACGCTAAATACTTAGACACGTTCGATGTAAATTCGGCGGGTGGTAGTACTGTAACGGGTGTATCAAACAATACTTTAGATATTGGCGACACACACGCAACAAATAACACTTGGAGACTATTAAGAGGTGTTGAAGACCCTGAAAACGGGGACTTGACTGCAGCATTTTGTAATGTTGAAGTTGTTCAAAACTTGAACCAATATATTGATAGTTCTGGGTCATAAGGAATAGGAGAATAGAAAATGGCTATATCACAGAGGAAGCTATCGAAGATAATCTTTACGATAGAATTTCTTCTAGATACACAAAAGCTCTAGCAAGATCTATGGCTAATGCGAAACAAGTAAAAGCAGTAAACCCTTTAATCAACGGTCTACCAACAACAGACGGTTTTGATTCAGGTGATGGTGTTTCATTATTTAATACTGCTCACACAACTGTAAGCGGAACTAATGTTAAAAACACTTTAACTACACAAGCAGACTTAAACGAAACTTCGTTAGAACAATCTATGATTGATATCGCAGGTATGACTGATGAAAGAGGTTTAAGAATAGCAGCTAGAGGAGTGAAAATGATCGTTCCTTCAGAAAACCAATTCACAGCTGAAAGACTTATGAAGTCTCAAGGTAGAACTGGAACTGCTGATAATGACATAAATGCAATCGGATCTATGGGAATGATCCCACAAGGTTACAGAGTTAATAACTACTTAACTGATACTGATTCATTTTACATTATCACAGATGTGACTAATGGAATGAAAATGTTCCAAAGAGCACCTCTGAAAACTGCAATGGAAGGTGACTTCGATACTGGAAACGTTAGATACAAAGCTAGAGAAAGATACTCATTTGGAGTATCTGACTATAGAGGTATCTTCGGCGTTGAAGGTGCGTAATCAATAAATTTTTGTGGCGGGACATAGTCCTGCCACAATTAAATAACAAGGTAAGAAATGAAAAATTTCCTCGTAAAAATCTGGGCTTATGATCACTTCGGTCAATGTGAAGTAAAATCAGAAGATAACGCAGAATCACTAGAACAAGCTATCCTTGACAAACTTGGAGAAAATGTTATAGTTTGGGAAAAAACGGGAATGTTCAGCTCGTTAAATAGAATAACCTATGAGGAGGTTATAAATGATACAAGACCTTTACAAACAAAAAAGGTCCTTGGAGTTGAAGTGGGAACAGGAGCATCTGTCTGAAGATAGATACACTCTTGAGATGGTCAGAATTGACGATAAAGTCAGAGAGATCATCACTAAAATAAAGCTTGAAGAAGCTGAAATTGCTCACAGACAAAACACTGTAGAAGGTGCAGCTCCACAAGTTTCTGTAGCTACTTAATAAAAAGCTACATCGTTGGAAAATCCAATCCACATTACAGGCCCTCTTGCACTCTACTTAAAACTAGTATAATATTTAGTCACTATACAAAAATAAAATAATTAAATGTAGACGCGTATAGTCGACTTCCCTAGGGACTACATTTAAAATATCTAGGAGGATATTAATATGGCTAATACAACTTTTAATGGTCCGGTTAGAGCAGAACAAGGTTTTAAACAAATCTCTAAAAATGCAACAACTGGTGCTATTA